TTCCCCCGCCGCCATCGCGGCAGGTTGTCTCTGCCCGATCTCGATGAACAACCAGGGCAACGGCGTATCGACGAACACGCCGAATCTGCGTCGGTTCATTCATGCGAACGCATGTCCGTTGCATGGCGTTTACATTCCGCAAAACACAACCATCACAATCGACAGTTCAGGAGTCCAGCGATGATCCGCGTATCAATCGTTATCATTCTGCTCACCATCGCCACAAGCCGAATCACAGATGCTGGCGACCCGAGCTTTGCTGACAGGTATTTCAAGGCGATGGAGTCGAGACCAGCGACTCCGCCGGCCCCACCGAAAATAAAAAAAGAACCTGTGGTCCGCAAAAAGACGACTGAGAAAACCGCAGCACCATCCGTCACATTTGACGGGGTTTACCTGCGGAATTCAGCGGGCGATGTAATTGGGATGCGAACGCGGTGTAAGGCGTGTAGAATCGGGCGTTAGTTCCTTAAGTTTCACAGCGTCGTGAAACACAACAACCATTAGCCGAAGGATCAGAAATGTCGAAGCAGTTTCGTTTCAGGATTAACGTCGAGTGCGACGTTCAGAACGCGGATTCCGAGTCGATTGCGAGGACAGCAGCGTTTGCTCTGCTGACCCAGATGCAGTCCGAGAAAAAGCGGGGTCGTCCGTCCTCGGATGTGAAGGCGACGATTACGGGGGTGTCGATCAGTCCGACTGAAGACGCGAAGGTGCTGTACCGGCATTCGATGCCACTTCCGATGAAGCCTCGTTCGTTGGACGAGTCAGAGACGACCATTGACGAAGTCACCGAGTAGTTCTCCCCGAAAGCAGTCAGCGATTCCCCCGAGTCGCTGGCTGCTTGTTTTGTTTGCGGACCATCACAATGAAGTCCTCCCGAGCCTCCCACACTCACGTTCGCCACAAGATCGAGCAGATCACGAACGACACCGAGCAGATCAATCAGATTCTGGTGAATAATGCTCCGGATATCATCGACCTGCTGACCGAGACTCTCTCCCTCCGTCAGGTTGCTCGTAAAGTGAAGAGATCGCCGACATATTTGAGTCAGGTGAAGAACCGGAAGCAGCGGATCTCGTGGGAGACGTATTGCCTGCTGGCGATGATGCTTGAAGAGAGCGAGTAAATGGAAGTCAGTGAACCACAGTACAAAATGCTTAGTTCTTCTAGTGAATTCCTACTATTTGGTGGGGCCGCATCTGGCGGAAAATCTTGGGCTTTATGCCTCGATCCGCTGCGTCACGTTCAGGGAAAGCATGCGACTCCTGATGCAAGGTGCGCGCTGTTTCGCAAGACTCACCCGCAGTTGATGCAAGCCGGTGGATTGTTTGACACGACGACAAAGATCTATACGCCGCTAGGAGCTAAATTCAATCACACGCGATCAGAGTGGACGTTCCCGTCAGGCGCGAAGATTGGCCTGAATACGCTGCAGCATGAGAAGGATATTGAGCAGTATCTCGGGGCTCAGTGGGACTGGGTCGGAATTGACGAGTCGGCGGCGTTTTCCCTGCAAAATGTGATGTTTTTCTGGTCCAGATGCCGCTCGAAGTCGGGAATAAAACCAAATCTCAGGCTAACGGCGAATCCGGACAATAGCAGTTTTCTGTATCCGCTGATTCACTGGTGGCTTGATAGCGAGACTGGATACCCGAATTACGACAAGGCAGGAGTTATCCGGCACTTCGTCACGCAGGATGACACGTTCATCTGGTCTGATGATCCGGTCTTCGACGACAAGGGAGTGAAGATTTCAACGTCGATGACATTCATTCCTGCGAAGATCACCGACAACTCTCACCTGATGAAAAGCGACCCGTCGTACTATCGCCGATTGATGTCACTGCCGACGCAGGAGAGGGAGAGATTCCTTGAGGGATCGTGGCTTGCGTCATCAAACACTGGAACTGAGTGGCCCAGAGAATGCTTCACGGACCTGTTCATTCCGATCGAAAGATTTCCGACTCCAAAGCATGCCAATGACATCGTCAGAATGTTTGCTGTTGACGCATCGAAGGGGAAGTCTGAGAAGAAGGGTGATTACAGTGCCTTGGTTTGTCTGGCACAAACGTCAGAATTGGCTTACGTCGATGCTGACTTAAAAAGGCGACCACCAGGACAGATTGTCGAGGATCTATTTCTGTTTTGCGAGCAGGACCATCACAGGATTCGGTCGGGAGATTTGATTGGCGTTGAGTCGACTCAGTTTCAGAGCATCTTCAGAGACTTGATCGTCACATACGCAGAGTCTCACAAAGAGTATGCGTTGTCGAAGTACATCGCTTCAGGAGGGCTGATAATCCCTATCGAAGATCACATGAACAAGCAGATGAGAATCAGAAGACTCGATCAGAGAATCAGGCAACGCGAGATGCGATATCTTGAAAATCCCGGAACAACACTGCTGCTGAATCAATTGAAGCAGTTCGACGGCATCCCAGGCGTCGGAAAGCACGACGACGGGCCGGATGCATTGGCGATGTGTACGCAGTTGCCGCGTTATGAGCAGGAGTATTGGGAGAATTTGAGGAAGGAGAAGTGATGAAAAAATAAACCTTGGTGTCGAGTGGTGGAATCGTGAAAAATGTTTGGTTCAGTCTTAACAAGCAGAGGAATGTCATGCGTTTTATGATTTTGGTTTTGGTGGTATTGGGATCAGCAAAGGTTCAGGCAGATACGTTTTACCCGGATCCAAGCACAATGCTTTCTGGAGATTCGTATTTTCCGGTAATGCCCATTTGGTGGCCGACGTGGTTTCCGTTTGAGGAGCCCCCGACGCCCGTTCCGCCGGTCCCGACGGCGATGGAAATGTATATGTCTGACTTCGCCATGGTGATTCGAATTGGTGAGGAGATTGATGAGATTAACGCTGAGTTGGACCTGCAGAGGTTCCTGCTGAGTCTCGACCCGGATGGATTAAATGCCCCGATGATTCAAATGAGCATTATGATGTTTGAAACTCGCAAAGCGTCACTGGAAGCTGAGCGACAGGCGCTAAGAAATCAGATGTCGGCGACGGACTTGCCTTGACGTAGCAAAACAATAAATAAACGAGATGCCAGCGGATCAATGCCGCTGGCATTTTTTCACACATCAATCAGGAATATGATCATGAGCAAACGAGGATGCAATTCATGCCGAGAGAAGTCAGATCCCGTCGGCAGTGCGATACAGACGATTTCGATGATCGTCGACCAATCGTTTCAGCAGAACGCGAACATCGGGATTTACCGGCGAGCGGTGAGATCGTCGTTTTGGTGGTGGAAGTGGCTTCGCTGATGGGTCGTGTTGCTTCTGGTGATTTTTCAGCGTATTCTGTGCTGAAGGAGACATCAGATGGCATATGCGAACGGTTTACCGACAAGCTGGGTGATTGAGAACGAGAAACTGGCAATCGAGGCGACGAAGGCTGCTGCGCGGATCTTCGAGGAACTCGGAGTCAGTTGCGGCGGGGTGAACGCGAACGGCGATCAGCTTCCGTTTGGTGGCGACGAGCCGCTCGAGACGATTCAGGATGTCCGGGAGGCGATTGTTCTCGGGGATCAGCTTGGCAGGTTGCCCTGGGGGACGAATGCGAAGGACAATCGGTCGTATTACATTGCCGATACAGGGCACGCAATCACGGTAAAGCCGAGGGACGAGAATCAGCCGAACTCTGATGCGGTGAAGCGGATTGAGGCGTTCATTGAGCTGTGGACGGCTGAGAATCAGTGGCAAATGCGGCAGTCGGAAGTCAGTCAGCGGTGCGATCGGCACGGTGAAGTGTTCGATTTGCTGAGTTACGACGACGACGGGATGGTCCGGGTCTATTTTGGCGAGCCGCAGGATCTCGACGACGACCCGAAAAGCACTTTCGTCGATCCGGACGACGCGACGAAGGAGTATTTCGATTCGCTGGGCGTCCGGAAGACAAATGATCTCCGCGCTCAGCCGGTCGCGTACTTCCTGAAGGATGTTTGGTATCCCGACCTGCGTTTTGTCACGAAAATGACAAAGGACGGTAGTCTTGCGAATTACCGGGGCGACACGATTCCGCAGATGGAAGAATCTCAGGATCGGATTCTGGTTCAGCATCGCAAGAGAAACGTGTTGTCGGCGGATCCCCGAGGGCTCACTCTTTACTGGCCGGTACGCGAAGAACTGATCTTCGCCAAGAAGTTGCTGGCGAATCTGATGCGAACGAGTTCATTTCAGGCGGCGTTCGGTGCGATCCGGACGATCATGGGGAATCCGTCGAGCGATTCGGTCAAGAGTTACCTGAATACGCAGCAAAATGGCGGCGCGAGCAGCGGGCAATCAGAAACATACGACTTTCCGTCGGCAGCGGTTGTCACAATTCCGTCGCAGATCAAGTACGAGTTTCCGGAAACAGGCGCCGGTAACAGTAACCACATAGAAACTCTGGTATCGCTGCTTCGGTCGTGCGCTGCGGGAATGAAGTTGCCGGAGTTTATGCTGACGGCGAACGTCAGCGAGGGGAACTTCGCCTCAACGCTGGTTTCGGAGGGACCGTTCCACAAGTCGATGCGGTTCGAGCAGTCTCTTATGGTGCAGGAAGACCTGCGGATTCTGAAGCAGGCTCTGTGGTACGCTGCGGAGTCAGGACAGCACGACATCACAACGGCTGACGTGTTGCAGGTTGTGCTGGAGATCAAGCCGCCACGAGTTCAGACGAGAAACCGCCAGGAAGATCACGAGGTGATGAAAGACTGGTGGGATCGTGGGCTGCTGGGGAATAAGACGGTTCTGGCTCCGGAAGGGCTGGAATCGGTGGCCGAGAATGCTCAGCGGAAGTCAGAACTGGTAACGGAGCTTCCGTTGCCGGCGGGATCGCCGCAATCGCCGCAGAACATGGGCACTCCGGGTCCAGTTGCGGGCAATAAAGCCGATCCGATGAAAGAAAAGGGTGTTTCGAAGAAAGATCCGACTCGAAACGCTTAAATTCGGTTGCACGGGACTTGTCAAGTTCGTACAAAATGACTTATTGTCAATTTGGCGATTTGACAAAAGGAGTTTGCCATGGGATGTGGCTGCGGAAGTAAGAAGAAACCGAAGGGCGGCAAGGGCGGAACAAAATGAGTGACATCCTCGTAACAGAAGATGCGTTCGAAGCCATTGCCGAAGATCGAATTGATCGAGAGCGGGGAATCATCCGGGGAGTCAAGTTGCTGGGGTTGAGAAGTCTCAACAAACGCAACTACGACACACCCGGAGTCCAGAAGTCAGCGATGAAGTTACTGCCGGGGACATCGATTTACATCGACCATCCAGCGACAGCCACAACCAATCGCTCTTACCGGGACAAATTCGCTGTTGTCGGCCAGAAGGTTGAGTACCGTCCAGGCGAAGGTTACTTCGGGGACGTGCATTTTAACCCGAAACATGCTGTTGCAGAACAGTTCTTGTGGGATGTTGTGAACGCTCCGAAGTCGTTGGGGATGTCGATCAATTCCTCAATCAAGTCCGGAAAAGTCGGTTCCGACGGGGACGTGATTGTTGAGTCCATCGAAGTTCTCCGGTCTGTCGACATTGTCACGAAGCCGGCAACAACTGCTGGCATTTTCGAATCAGAGGAAGAAGAGATCATGGACCTGAAGACACTCCGCGACAAGCATCCAGAACTCGTGAAGTCAATTCTCGAAGAATCACAGGCGACCGACGCGACGGAAGCCGCGCTCGCTCAGGCGAAGAAAGAGAAGGACGAGTTGAAAGCTCGTCTGGACGCACTGGAAGCGGAACGAGCGACTGAGAAGTTGCGAGGCGAAGTGTCTGCCGAGTTCACGAAGGTCTTTGAAGGCGTGACCATCGAAGCTGACCTGATGAAAGAAATCGTCGAGTGCGCCTGCGAAATGCAGGAAGGTGCTCGCAAGAAATTCAGTTCGGTTCTGTCCAGGATCAGCCCGATGCTGATCGACGACAATCCGGACGACACAGAAGAAACTCCTGTGAAGGAAGAGGAAGAGCAGCCGAAGAAGCCTGCCTACCGTCCGACGCCAGGGAACAAGGCTGGCTACAAGAAGGGTTCTTTGCTTGAAGAACTCGGCCTGAAGAAGTAATCACTGACCGTTTCGGTTCGTTTGTTTGAAAAGGGCGAGACATGCCACGCTGTTTGAATGTAATGCACCAGTACGGTCAGGTTCCTGCTGTCACTGACATCCGTCATATGACTCCGCCGGACACTTTGGTCGATATGTGCTTTGGCGACTTTCTTGGCAGCGATAGCTCCACGGGAGTTCTCAAGGCTGCACTGATCCAGACGGATCAGGCATGGGACACCAACCTTTCGACGACCCAGAAGGCCGCGAAAGTCAAGTTTCAGGGCGTGAACCTGCAGGAGATCGACGATGCGGACGGTGTCTGCAACGATGCTCCGGACTGCATCCCGTTCGCTCTGTACCGTCAGGGATCGACATTTCAGCGTGCATACAAGATCGTTGATGTCAACGGGGCGGCTGCTCCGACGACATGGACTCGCGGTCAGGGATTCACGTTCGGCAAGGTCTCTGGGTCGAATCTGTTGAGCAACGACACGATTCAGAAATCCAGCGATGCTGACGAAATCGTGTTCATCGCAGTGAATGACAGCGGAGCCGAAAGTCAGGCTTACGCTCTCGTTGAATTCAAATCGTAATTTGTGTGGTGATTCCGAGGTTCAGACAAGGACAGTAAAATGGCGAATCGCCAACTCACGAAAAAGGTTGTTGACGCTTACAAAAAGCACGGCGAGCAGGTCTTCGAAGAATTCGATGAAGCTCTCGAGTCCAAGCAGATCAAGCCTTTTGATATCGACTTGAATTTCTGCGTTGAGCAGGACTTCGGGCCGAACTTCAAAGAAAAGATCCTGAACATGGACGCGGATGCGATGGAAGCCATCGTGACCAGCGGCACGTTCAACAAGATGGTTCAGCGAACCATCCGCTACTCGTTGCAGGAAAACCCTCGCGAAGAGTACAAGCTCTCCGCGATCACTCCTGTCGAGACTCGTGGTGAGTGCGAAGAGTCCTTCAAGGACTGGGGTGTCTTCAGCGACATGAAGGCCCACGAGTTGTGCGAACTTGAAGCCAGCCCGTTGTACGGTGTTGCCAGTGATTATCTGGAACATCCAAACGGCAAGACTGTTGGGCTCGGCTTGGCGTTCACTCGCGAAGCACTCTGCAAAGATCCGAACGGATTTGCGTTGCAGCAGGTTCCAAAGATCGCTGACGCTCATAACCTGTACCGCGAAGAAAAGTTGGTTGACGCTCTGATCGGCTACAACGTGACCTACGATCGCAGCGGAACTCTGTACGACATCTTCTACGAAGATGGCGCGACAGGCACTCCGTTCGACGACGGTTCCGGTGGACCTTGGATCAATGCAGCTTCACTGACTTTGACCTGCGGCGAAGACCTGCAGACTGTCAAGAATCTGTTCTACGACATGACGGACTTGGTTCACGGTCGTCCGATGTCGGTCGACGTGACGAATTTGAACGTGTTTACGAGTCAGCGAACTCGGGACCGGATTCTGCCACTGCTGAACGCAACCAGCGTTGAGCGAGAATCGACCTGTCCGGGATCGGGCGACCTGACACACTTCTTCATGACTCCGGAAGTCGCCAACGGGATGACTTTCGCTCCTGTCGAATATCAGCGACTGACTTCGGCTATTGCGGCCCGATACAGCCTGACGCTGACTCAGGCTCGCGAGTGGATCTTCTTCGGCAAGATTCCTGAGTTCATGGCGTGGGTCTTCCAGATCCGTCCGACGGTCACGCGACTGAACCTGAGCGAAGAGTCTCAGCGTCGTCGAATCGTGGCTCAGTACGACAGCATCAGCAAGGGATACGCCTACATCAAGGAGCCACAGAAGGCTGTTTGGTTGACCGGCGATTCCAGCGAATCAACATAGTCTGCGGTGAGCAGATGACGCATCGAAGAGCGACGGCGAGTGATCGTCGCCGCTCTTTTTGTTTCCAGTTCCTGAAGGAAGGTGTAGAATGGCAAGTAGCACGATGTGGGCTGTTCGTTGTCCTGGCGGGCCAACGAAGGTCGTGAAGTCCAAGAAGCCGATCAGCGAGAACACTGTCAAGGAAGCATACCTTGAATCGTTTTCGAAGATCCGGACGGAAGTCGACAAGGACAAAGAGTTGAAGTGGCCGATTCTGAAACCGATTGACGAGACGGAATTCCAGAAGGAATTCGCACAGATTTGTGCGCCGTCTCCGAGCAGTGGTCGGGAATGGCGAGTGGTTGAAGTCTAAGGAGATCTGCGGTGGCAAGCTGTCTGTCGTGTGAAGAGCTGGAGCAGAAGATCTGTAATCTTTCGGAAGAGATTACGGAGGCTTCGTGTACGGCATCGATCACGAAAGAGGGCGACACCTTCGAGGACAGAACTCCCGGCCTGAACGCGAAGATTGACCTGATGAAGACGTACACGGATTTGTACACAGCGAAGAAGTGTGGCTCGTCCACAGACTTGTTCGAGTTTGTGCATGTTCCGTGCGTGACTCCGGTGAGTTGCATTGGGGATGTCTGCATTTCGACTCCGTTGATTCGGAGGAATCGCAGGTATCGCCGATGAGCGAGTCAGCTTCGGAATCGTGTTGTCTGGAGATCCCGTGCGGATGCACGAGTTGGTTGACGGCATTCTGTGACTACGTTCCGCTGACTTACGAGTATTGCGGCGAGACCACAGAGTTTTTGTCAGCCAGATACAAGGCTGTGAAGTTCGAGTCGCAGAACAATCTCACGAACGTGCATATGAGTGATCGGATCTTCCGAGTTTCGACTCAGGAGAATGCGATCGAGGTCGGCGCGGGAGCGGTGATTACGGATGCTGACGGTGGTGAGTGGGTCGTTTACGCGACCGAGTATCTGGCGTCGTTTTGTGTCTGGAAGTTGTGGGCTCGGTCGGTTGCGGCGTGTTTCCTGCTGACGGAGACGATCGATGTACTCGAAGAAGACTGTGAAAACTGCGACTGCAGTCAGGAAACGGTTTACCGGCGAGTTGCGAGAGTCAAGGGAAGCATTTACGCAGAGACAGGGCAGATTCAGTCGAGGAACGACGGGCGAGATCTGGTGTACCAGTATTTTGGAGATTTGGTCAAGTGGCCTCTCAGTGACAAACCCTCGTCTCGACATCGACTGAAGACGAAAACAGGATCTTACAAGATCACGAGTGTGTCGGATCAGGGGAAGTTTGTCCCGTTCAAAGTTGGATTGGAGAAGGAAAGTGCTGACTGCTCGGTACGAGGATCATAGCGACGAAGTCAGCAAGATGATTGCAAAGCGGCTTGCTGTTGCTATCCGTGCAACAGCCGAAAAGTTGGCAGAGAATTACAAAAAGCAGTTAATGAGACAGCGGGCTCCGCCTCATTCAAAATTAGGACGTATCCCGTATATGTTCTTTGGTCAAGAGGGTGGAATTCCAAATAATCGGCCTGAAACTGGGTTTTCATCAGAACAACAAGATTTTCTGGCCACTTATATCGAGGGTGGGGCTGAATACGTTTTCGGAGATGTCGACGGTTATGTAGGATTCATGCCCAGCCACGTTACGAGCAGAGATCAGAATTACTTGTTGGAACACGACCGAACGGGCCGGCCATGGGTAAAACCAGTCTTTGAATCGTCGCGAGGCGACATGATCCGAGTCTTCGAAACGAAACTGATGGAACTAAATCGATGAAGTACATTGTTTACGGCGCTGGATCTCCAATTGAGGTGGAAGCCTTGAGTCCGGAGATCGCTGAGGCCGTCGTGATCCGAGATCATGGAGTGGCCCTTGAGAATTTGGTTGTCGTAAGGAAGTCAGATGTCATGTTGCATCGAAGACGCAGTTCTTGAAACCCTCCGGGGTTTGAACTGCACGACCATCAAGAGCGAGAATCACTTTCTGAATGAGAAGCGATGTTCGGATTGTCTTCCGTATGTCGTGGTCAAGATCGATACCCAGTCTGGGCTCCGGACATCGTCTGCAGTCCAGAAGAGTCACACGGTGGACCTGAAGGCTTACTTTTCTGATACGATGCAGAAGAAGGCTCAGGAATACCGTGCTCTGGTTGAGGACTGGCTGTTTTCAGCCGGTTGCGTGACTCTTGGGAGTTGTGGATGTTTTTGCCAGCGAGGGAACGCAAGTTCATCGATTCGCAGTGGCACTGGTGGCGTGATCGTTTATAGTCTTGTTTTTCGTGGGACGTACAAGCAGTCGGAGTCTTCAGATTCCGTATCCGCGTCTGAATCTGTTTGATGGAGAGTTGAAATGCCATTTTCTGCTGGTGAACTGTGCTGCCCATCGGAAGCCTGCGTGTACTTGGATACTACGGCTGCTGAGAGTTCAGCCTCTTGGGACAAAATCCCGCACGTCACGAGGATTGCGTTTACAAAGACTTCTGCTGTGAAGAAGCTCGTCACGTCGTCAACTGGCGGCAACGAGAAGACTGCCTGCGGAACAGTGACCAGCGCGGGCAACCTTGCAATCGCTTGCCACAACGGAACTGCTCCTGCTCCGTTTGCGATCAACGGCATCTACCACATCATGTGGTCGGTTGACTGCGACAACATTCTGGAGTCTCCAATCGACCCATACTACGAAGCGAACATTCGCATCGTGTCGGTTCCGGTCGACTTCGACATCGCTGGCAATTCTCCAGTGGTTTACAACTATGGGTTTGAAGTGGACGAGTGGCTGCACGAGCCAGCGACACAAACTCAGGAAGAACAATAATTAAGGAGTGACGGATGATCTCAGTCGTTCTTGGCGGAACAACGATTGAGGTGAGGCCGAAGAGATTATTGAACTACGTTGAGAAGCTCGAGCACATCAAGTCTCGGCGCGACAAACCGTGGAATCTGATCTCCGGCTTCCCCAAGGAAATGACCGAGGAGAATTACAAAATTCTCGTCGGGATAGCGATGAAGCAGGTTTACTGCAATTCTTCAGCGGTTTCGATCGAGGAGGAATTGCAGTACGACCGATCGCTGGAAGGCTTTTTCTTCGACATTTGGCGATGCAACAAACGGAAGATCAAGACCGGCAAGGGTTCGCGCGAAGAGACGTGGGAAGAGGGGATCCAGCGAGTCAAGGATCTCTGGGACCGCGCCACTCCGGAGCAGCAGTCGCAGTTGAAACTGGCGTTGTTTGCGACTGACGAGTCGAACACGCTGGGAAACTCCGATGGCCCGAGCGACCAAAGCCAGACGCTGGGGCCACAAAATCCACAACCATCACCGTAGAGAAGAAAGCTCCGGTGGATGTGGTTGACGGAAATCGCTATAAGATGCTGGCGCTCGCAGTGACAAAGAACTCCGGGATCGGACTCCGGGAGGCAATGAGTCTGTCATTGGTTGAGGCTTATCTTGCGTTAGGAGCGACGATCAGTGGCTGACGGCGACGAATCACTGCTGGACGTGTTTGTAAACATTCGTCCGGATCCGAACTTTCAGGACATCATCCGCACGTCAGCGAATGAGGCAATTGCCGAGTACGCTCGCATCTTCTCCACAGCGTCCATCCCATCTCCGAGGATCGGTCCCCCGAATGTTAGTGGCGGCGGATCGGGAGGCGGAGGTGGGGGGGCTTCTAACGGCGGCGGTGGCGGCGGTGGCGGTGGCGGCGGAAACCCGGGGAACTATCTTCGCGATGAGCTTCGCCGAGCGATCCTCGAGTTCCAGCGAGACAAGGCATTCCTCGAAATCGACGTTCGCATTGCAAACGATAAAGACCTGCAGGATCGGTTGCGGAACATAACATCAAATGTTGCTGGTCAGGCGAATGCATTTCGTGCGACAGAAAATGAGGATGAGCAGTTAAATGCTCTAATCCGAATCGTTGATCTTCGCGAACGCGATCTCGCACTTCTCCGCGAAGCAACTGCGGAACAGATTCGTGCCGCAGGACTCGGGACTTCTGCATTCGACCGCAATCTTGGATTTCGCGAACAGCGAAACGCCGTGGAGTCGTCGTTGCTTGGGATAAAAGGCGTAGGCAAGACTATCAACGCGGCTGATGATAGCGGAATGCGCAGACAGTTCGAAGTTCTCAATCAGATGCTTGACCAGGCACAACTCAAGCTAAAACAAGGCATTGGAGCCGAGAACCTGATTGACGTAACTGAAGCCCGCGAACGCATTCAGAGAATCACAGACGACATTGACGCACTTCGCATTAAGGCCGAGGCGAAGATTGTTGTGGATCTTCAGGTTAAGGCTGATCAGGCTGCAATCAAAGAACAGTTTGACTACATCTCAAGCAATGCCAAAGAGCAAATGTCGAGAGGTCGAATCGAAGATAAACTCCAGTCATCTCTGATTCGCGGACTCCCATCAGGAGAGATGAGAGAGAACATTGCAAGGATGCGTGCTGAGCTTGAACTGGCAGAACTTGAAGTAAGAAAACTGTCTCAGGGGTTCGACGGGAGCCAGGACAGTGTAGACAGGCTCGTGACTTCGGTGCAAAAACTCACGATAGCACAGCAAGGTCTGCAGGAAATGCATGTAAACGCCAAGGCGGCGTCTGGATCGATGAATACCCTGAGCAACAACGCCTATCAGCTTGGTCAGGCATTCGAAGATGCTGCTGTTGGATACAGTCTGAACGGACTGGCCGGAGCATTTCGCGGCGCGTCGAACAACATAAACTTTCTGATCAATGATGTGCTCCGACTCAAGGCTGTCCAGGATAAACTAGGAGACGGTCTCGCAGCGAAAGTGACTGTCGGGGCTGCAGTTGCGACCGCAGTAACAACACTCGTTCTTCCGGCTCTTCTTGAATGGCTTGAAAGTCTGAATGACATTGAGGCTAAGTTCGAAGATATCAGCGACGTTATTCGTAATGATTTTGCAGACGTAAAGTTTGATGTCGGATTGGAAGGCAGCGAACGCGAGTTCTTCAGGACGATACAGCAGGCGAAGGAATTGAAGGAAGTCCTTGAGTCTCTCGGGGAAGTCAGCCAGAAGTCAAAAGATCAGGCCGACGACCTTCAAAAAGTGTTCCAAGGACTGGACAAGACAGACTCACTCACTGACGCGCTCGCTCAGATAGCAGCGTTTGAGAAGATTCTGGACGCAGAGGTTGAGCGAAAGAGCACTGTAACTGTCATTGTGCCACAGTCGCAGAGGAAGAACCCATTGTCTGGAGTTCCGGAAACAGAAACAAGAGTTCTGAGAGAAGGGGAAGATCCTGCCTACGACAAACTGAAGAAACAACTCGAGGAAATTCGATTGCTGAATGAAAATCTTCGAAAGTCTGTTGCTGACGGATACTTCGGGAATTCCGACGTTGATCAGTTAAAGAAAACTGAAGAGGCTTTTAAGAAAGTCAAGGAAAGCGCGTCGTCCGTTCTTAGCGAAGCAGACCTTGTAGACGAGAAGGGCGCTGACAAGTTCGACGCGACGATTGGCGCTCTTCAGGAGACCATCGATAAGGTTGGCGAGTCAAGACGCCAGATCGAATCGTTAAACAAGCAGATATCAGAAGGTTTTACGAACTCACAGGCAAAGTTTGATGAGTTCTTGGCCAAGCAAAAACTCATTCGTGAAGTCATTGCCGGCACGAAAAACGAACAGGAGCTTTTTGTCTTTGAGGCAAGGAAGTCAGTAATCGCATATGACAATCTGATTGAAAAAGTACGAGCAGCAAAA